AAGGGATTCACAAGCAAACATGAATCCTATGGATGCTATTCAACTTGTAAACTGGTATCCGACACCTACAGATGTGACCATGCGTAAAGGCTGGACACAATCTAGCCTTTTAACCTCGCCAAGCGGTGCAGTAACCATTAGCACTATTACCCATGTCGGTGCGACTGCTACGCTTACTACTGCGTCATCGCATGGATTGGCAACTGGCAAACAGGTGGCTATTTCAGGATGCACCCCTTCTGAATACAACGGTGTATATACAATCACCGTAGTAAATAGCACTACATTTACTTACTTAATGTCGGCTGCTCCTGCTGGCAATGCTTCAACTGTTGGCAGTTATGAAATAGGTATTACTACCCCTGTCAATACCCTGATGAACTACACGGAAATCGGTGGTTACAAGCTATTTGCCGCAGCAGGTGACAAGATTTACGAAACATCCGTAAACCCAGCGGTACGGGTATTTGAAGGTTTAGACAGCGACAAGCTGCAATCAGTCAATTTAAGCAATACGGCAGGACATTTTCTAGTAGCTTGTAACGGTGTTGACCCCGTAATGATTTATGACGGTACACGCTGGTTTTACATGGCTACCACCACAACCGCACAGACAATTAGCACCATCACACGGGGTGGTACAGGCAATTTAACCGCTACCCTAACAACTGCTGCTGCACATGGCTTGGTAACAGGCAACAGAGTAAGCATTAGCGGTGCTACAGAATCCAATTACAACGGTGTTTATGTCATTACCGTAACAGGCGCAAGTGAATTTACCTACACAATGGCTACTGCTCCTAGTGCAGATGCTACGGTAATGGGTTCATATACGACTATTGGCATTACTGGTGTTAATTCAAATACATTTATTGGTGTAAACCTGTTTAAAAACAGGCTTTATTTCACACAAAAAGACACTTTGGCCTGCTGGTATCTTGATGTAGACGCTATTAGTGGCCCAGCTTCACCCCTTTATTTTGGTGGAATTGCCCGTAATGCTGGTTATTTGCAAGCAATGGGTACTTGGACACTTGACGCAGGTCAAGGCGCAGACGATTACGCAGTATTTGTCACTAGCATGGGCGAAGTTATTGTTTATAACGGTACAGACCCCGATAATGCTGACACTTGGGCATTAAAAGGCGTATGGCAACTAGGTCAAACCTTCAACCGCAGGTGTTTTTACAAGTTTGCAGGCGATTTATTGCTATTAACGCAAGACGGATTAGTGCCTTTAGCTTCTGCCCTGCAATCTAGCCGCCTAGACCCCCGTGTAAACCTTACCGATAAGATTTATTTTGCTGTAAGCCAAGCTGCCACCCTATATAGGGATCTTTTTGGCTGGCAAATTAACTATTTTGCTAGTGCAAATATGCTTATTTTGTCTATTCCTACCAGCACGGGGATGGAACAGTTTGTCATGCACAACATTACAAAGTCATGGGGCAGGTTTACTGGTATTCAGGGCTATTGTTGGGAAGTTTCAGGCGAAGCCGAGATGCACTTTGGCGGTGATGGCTATGTAGGATTGTTTTACGATGGTTATTCAGACAATGGCACAAACATTACAGCTACCGCCCAGCAAGCCTACAGCTATTTTGAAAGCGCAGGGCAATTAAAGCGTTTTATGATGGTTAGACCTATTCTGCAATCTACAGGCGGTGTACCAAATGTGGTTTGCGGTCTAAGCGTAGACTTTGACACCCAAAGCCAGCTAGGGCAAGTGCAATTTAACCCAACGACCCTAAGTGACGGTGTTTGGGATCAATCAAGATGGGATCAAGCAAACTGGTCAGGCGGCTTAATTACTACTAAAATTTGGCAAGGCGTTACAGGTTTAGGCTTTGCAGGTTCTATTAACTTGAATGTGGCAAGCCGCAATATTGAACTGCATTGGGCAAGTACCGATTATGTAATGGAGCGTGGGGGCGTACTTTAATTGAGAAGGGTTACAACCGAAGATCAAAAGTACATGGGCGATTGGCTGGTTCGGATGATGAATCACCCAATGCCCCTAGATACAGTATCAATTGGGCAGGAAATAGACGGGAATTTAGTAGCAGTAGTAGGATTTAATGGGTTTATGCCAAAAGCGTGTCAAATGCACATTGCGGCAGTAGACGAAGTAAATTGGATGAGCAGAGATTTATTGTGGGCGGCTTTCGATTACCCCTTTAATAAACTAGGTGTTAGCGTTATACTAGGTCAAGTTTGTGCAGATAATGAATCTGCCTTAAAACTAAACCGACACCTTGGTTTTAAAGTAATAGCCGAAATCCCTGATGCTCACATGGATGGTGATTTAGTGATTATGGCTATGAGGCGTGAAGATTGTCGATGGCTCGACATCAAATGCCCTTTAAGAACAGCAAAAGGAGAATGACATGGGTGGTGGTGGATTTTTAGGATTAGGCCCTGCGCCAAGCGCACCCCCGCCCCCTGATTATGCAGGGGCGGCTAGGGAAACAGCACAAGGTAACTTAGCAGCGGCTCAGACTGCAACAGCAGCCAATCGTGTAAACCAATATACCCCTTACGGTAGCTTGGAATACAAACAATATGGCGTTGATACCTATGGCAATCCCCTTTGGTCAGCAACTACTAACTTAAGCGATGTTGGTCGTCAACTTTTAGATAACCAAAACTCTACATCCCTTGGTCTTGGCGGCACAATTAACGCTGCTTTAGGTCGTGTTCAAAGCACAATGGGTCAGCCTTTTGATCCTAATACACCAGCTATTCAATATGGCGGTCAAGCACCAACGCTAGGTCAAGTTGGACAAGGCCCACAATTTTCTCAAGCAGGAACAGCGGCTCAAGCACAAGGCATGGGCAATGCTCCTACCTTACAAACAGGTCTTGATTTTCAGGGCATGGAAGGTTGGGACAAAGCTACTGCATTGTTAAATCAGCGTTTACAGCCACAGATCCAACAGAGCGAAGAACGCTTACAAGCCCAATTAGCCAATCAAGGTATTGTTGCTGGTACTGAGGCGTATAACCGTGCCATGATGCAACAAGGTCAAAAGACCAATGATCTGCTTACACAAGCACAATTGGCTGGTCAAAATGTTCAGCAAAATATGTTTGGTCAAGCCTTACAAGGCGGTCAGTTTGCTAACCAAGCAATGCTTGGACAAAACCAAGCGCAAGGCGCAAATGTGCAGTTAAGTAACCAAGCTGCCCAACAAAATTACGCAAATCAACTGGCTGGATTAGGATTTAACAATCAAGCAGGGCAACAAGGTTATCAAAACCAATTGGCTGCTAATCAGCAAAACAACGCTGCTATGCAACAAATGTTTGCAAATCAGCAAGCTGGTGCTAATTTGAGCAATCAAGCACAACAGCAGGCTTATAACCAAGCTATGACCCAATACAATATGCCGCTTAATACTTTAAGTGCTTTGCGTAGTGGATCACAGGTGCAAAACCCATCTTTTGTTAATAACCCACAACAGGCTACAACGCAAGGCGCAGACATTTTGGGTGCTACTCAGATGAACTATAACGCTCAGATGGGTGACTTTAACGCTCAAAATGCCGCCCAACAAAACTTTAATAGCGGCTTAATGGGTCTTGGCGGTGCTGGAATTATGGCTTTCTCTGACATTCGCATGAAAGAAAATATCAAGCAAATTCATTGGCTGCCTAATGGCTTGCCAGTTTATGAGTTTGAGTACAAACCTGAATACAAAGATCAAGCTGGACATGGTAAATTTGTTGGTGTTATGGCTCAAGAAGTTGAATTGGTGCAACCTGAAGCAGTTATTACCAATGCAGACGGCTACAAAATGGTTAATTACGGGGTGCTAAATGGATAACAACTATTTCACTAATGTAGGCTCTTATATGCAGCCTACTGATCCTAATGAACTGGCTAGATTAAGCCCGACTTTTCAAAACATTGGGTCGCAACAAGCTAATCAAAACATGGCAATGCAACAAGGTCAAGCATTAACGCAAGCTGCTGGTCAGACTGGTCAGCAAGGCGGTGGGATGAACCCAATGGCTATGGCAATGATGTTGCGTAAGGGTAAGCCTGACCAAAATGCCATAAATGCTCAAGATGCACAAATGGGTGGATTAGCTTCTTACAACCCAATTAGTCAATATCAAGTTTCCAATCAGTACGGAACAGATATGTATTCGCCACAAAGCAGAATGTTGGCGGCTCAAAACTCAGGATTTTAATATGGCTATTGGAACATTACCCCCCGAACTGTTTGCAGAGCAACAACAATTAAACCGCCAGCAGCAAATGGCGCAAATGTTGATGCAGCAAGGCGCACAGCAGCCACAAGGCCAAATGGTTAGTGGTCGTTATGTTGCGCCTAGCTTCTTTCAAAATGTGTTGCCATTAGCCCAAATGTACGCTGGCACACGCATGGCAGAGCAAGGCGATAAAAAAGCCTTAGATTTGGCTGCTAGATTACGCACACGCCAAGGCGAAGATGTGAAATCGTATATGGAAG